CCAAGCCCGCGCCGAGAAACTCGAACACGGCGCCTTCGTCCTCGGCGAATCACCCGCCCCCATCCACCTCGACACCCTCGACCACATGGACACCCTCGTCCAAACCATCACCGTGCTCGCCCAAGAACTCGCACACGACCTCGGCCACGACGCCATCGCCCAGAAAGCCCTCACCCACCGATACAGCCACCCCCTCCTGCTCCTCGAATACCTCCGCAACCACCACCTCGACGCCACCGAAGAGACCCAAGCCAGGATCCACGCCGAGACCGCCCAACTGCGCCGCACCATCGCCGCGCACCTCTCCGAGATCACGGACGGCCAACACCTCGCCGCCGACTGCCCATGGTGCCACCACGACAAGCTCTACCTCCGCCTCATCGGACCCGAGCACAACCGCCAGCCCGTCATCCGCTGCGAGTCCGGAGCCTGCGAGCCGCCCGAATCGGACTGCGGCACCTGGCACCACAACAACCCCACCTGGCCCTTCCACGAATGGGAATGGCTCGCCAACATCATCAACCACCAGGAGGCAAGGACAGCATGAGACGACTACCCACCGGCCACCTCACGGCCATGGTCCCCGCACCCGCGCGCACCGGAAGCCTCGCCGACGGCGCCCTCCGCCTCGAACAGGGGCCGACCCGGATCGAGTACTTCAACGTCCTCGCCCACCACGAGGACCTCGACGACGACCAGCTCGGCGTCGAGTACAGCCTCACTGACGGCATCCGCCTCATCTTCCAGCACGCCCGCACCCGCGGGAACACGATCGACCCCACCACCATCACCCTGGAAGTCACCAGGAAAGCCGCCGACGAACACCTCCCGGACCGCCACGAATACCGCGTCAGCGCCGAACTCCGGTAACCCAACCGCGGTGACGCAACACAGCCCAGTTGCGTCACCGCGACCACCACACCACAGCTCGAACCAACCCCCAATCATGCGTCACATGTGTCACGAGCCCGCGACCACCACCCAGCCATGACGCAACCAGCCTGAGAAGCGTCACAGCCCAAAACCCCGGAAACACGCCGAACCAAGCCCACCCGGTGACACAAGCGACACAGACACCTAGGTTATGAAAACCGTAGAGCGCAAAGGTTTATCGCCTACACACCCGGACACGCACACACCCCCATGCAACTCATAGTTAGAACCACATGTCACAAGCGTCACGACACGCCCCCCACAACGACTTGACCCACGCACCTGTGGATAACTACCATGAAAGGGCGTACTTGGCGTACCCAAAAACAGGTACCCCACCCCAGGCCCGAGGCATCCCCGCCCGGGCCTTTCGCATACCCCCACCCCGGCGCAACAACCCCACCCCCGGCAAGCAGGCCCCCATGCCCTACGCAGCCCCCACCCGCTGCCACTGCGGAGCCAAAGCCACACGCCACGGACGATGCGCCAACCACCAACGCAAGCCCTGGTCCAAACCCAGCAAGAACACCCAGCAACTCACCAGCGCCGAACGAGCCCGCTTCCGCAAAGCCCAACTCGCCCGCGAACCCCAATGCCGGGTATGCGGGAGCGTCGACAACCTCGAAGCAGATCACATCATCGAGATCGCAGACGGCGGATCCAAGCTCGCGGCAGAGAACGGCCAGACGCTCTGCCACGAGCACCACGTACAGAAGACCCTCGCCGCGAAACGAGCGCGCCGACGGGCCGCACAGCGCCGGGGAGGGGAGTCCTGATCGCAGCCCCGGGGCGCAGAAGCGCGACGGCGGCAGCTTTCCGCAAAACATCTCAGATCGTAAGGGCCCCTTGACCTGGGCCGCCCCTCACACCCCGGAGTGACCATGGCCCCCGCCAACATCCACCCGACGCTCTCGCAGCTCACCGTGCCCATCGCCGGCCTGCAGCACTACGGGAAGAACCCGCGCAAGGGTGACGTCGCCGCGATCGCGCACAGCCTCGAGGTCAACGGCCAGTACAAGCCGATCGTCGTCCGCACCGGGACCATGGAAGTGCTCGCGGGCAACCACACGCTCAAGGCTGCCCGCGAGCTCGGCTGGGAACAGATCGCCGCGACGTTCGTCGATGTGGACGACGACCGCGCCGCGCGGATCGTGCTCGTCGACAACCGCACCAACGACCTCGCCACCTACGACGACGGCGAGCTGCAGGCGCTCCTCGCATCCCTGCCCGACGTCGACGGCACCGGCTTCTCCCAGGACGACCTCGACGCCATGGTCCACGGCGCCGAGCAGGAGCCCGCGGAGGCGCCGGACAGCGCCGACGAGCTCCCCGTCAAGGCCGCCCCGATCGCCCAGGCGGGCGACATCTTCCAGCTCGGCGAACACCGGGTGATCTGCGGCGACTCCACCGACCCGAAGGTCCTGGCCGCGCTCCTCGGCGACGAGCGGCCCGACATGATGTGGACCGATCCGCCCTACGGCGTGGAGTACACCGGCAAGACCGGGGACGCCCTGACGATCGAGAACGACGGCGCCGACGATCTCGAGCAGCTGCTCGATCGCGCATTCGCGGCGTGCGTTTCGGTACTGAGGGGGGGCGCTCCCGTCTACGTGGCGCACTCCGACACCCGGCGAGTCACCTTCGAGGCGGCCATGCGTAAGGCCGGCTACCTCGTGCGGCAGAACCTCGTCTGGGTGAAGAACACCATGGTGCTCGGGCACAGCGACTACCAGTACCAGCACGAGCCCATCCTTGAAGCCACCGCGCCCGAAATGGAGCCCGGAGACGGGAAGACGCACGACCCGATCCTCTATGGATTCGCCCCGGGCGGGGAAGGCCGCCTCGGGCGCGGTGGGCCCCGATGGTACGGGCCGAACAACAGCACGACCGTGTTCGAGGTCCCGAAGCCGCCGGCCAACAGGGAACACCCGACCATGAAGCCGGTCAAGCTGATCCTCGCCATGATGGCAAACAGCATCCGGCCTGGCCGAATCGTCCTCGACCCGTTTGGCGGCAGCGGCTCCACTCTGATCGCAGCGCACTACCACGGCGCGCACGCCCGCCTCGTGGAACTCGATCCGCGCTACGTGGACGTGATCTGCGCCCGGTACCAGAAGGAGACGGGCGAATTTCCGAGGCGCAACGGGAAGGCCGTGGACTTCCACCAGGAGGTGACCTGATGGCCGCCGCAGCGAACGCGGGTCGAAAGGCCACACCCCCGGCCCTTCGCATCATCGACGGCCGGGGGACGCGGAAGGACGGGCGGCCCACGGATTCCGGCGGCCGGCCGGTCGACGAGGGCCCGAAGTTCACCCGGCATGCCCCGCCGAAACCGGCCGAGCTGTCGGAGGACGCCTCCTGGCTGTGGGACCGGATCGTCGAGCAGATGGAGACCGTGGGCCTCCTCAAGCCGATCGACGGCCCCGCCCTCGAGGTCGTCTGCGAGACATTCGCCCGGTGGCGGGAGGCCGTCCGGTTCCGCCGCGAGCGGGCCATCCTCGGCAAGAACAGCCAGGGCGTCGTGGCGGCCCCCTGGGTCGGAATCGAAGAACGTGCCAGTAAGGACTTCCGCGCATGGTGCGCTGAGTTCGGAATCACCCCCGCCGCCGAGAAGAACCTCGTGAGCGGAGATGACCAGAATGGCGGAGACGACAACCCCTTCTAGCGGGGAGGCCTTCGGTCTGCCGTCAGCCACCGTGCTGCGGCGGCTGAAGATCAGCCGCGAGGTCGCTTGGTACATGGTGACCCGCGGCTTCGAATTCCCGAAGCACCCGCCACTGCACAAGACCCCGGAGCCGTCGGCGGTCAAGGGCGCCATGTTCGACCCCGAACGGGTTGACGCGGTCATCCGGGCCTTCAAGAACCTCCGACACACCCAGGGAAAGTGGGCAGGCCAGCCGCTCATGCCGGACGGCTGGCAGGTCGCCTACATCATCGCCCCGGTGTTCGGCTGGGTCGCGAAAAACGACGCCGGCGATTGGGTACGGGTGATCCGCACCCTCTACGTCGACGTGCCCCGCAAGAACGGAAAGAGCACCCTCGCGGGCGGCCTCGCCGTCTACCTGACCGGCGCAGACGGCGAGCCCGGCGCGCAGGTCGTCGCCGCGGCCTCCACGAAGGACCAGGCCGGCTTCGTGTTCGCGCCGATCAAGAAACTCGTGGAGTCCTCGCCAGCCCTGAAGGGCCGCTTCCTCCCGCGCACCGGCAAGATCCTGCACCCGCGCTCGGGCAGCTACTTCTCGGTGATCTCATCCGCGGCCGACGCGCAGCACGGCGCGAACCTGCACGGCGCGATCATCGACGAGCTGCACATCCACAAGACCGCGGACCTCGTCGAGACCTTGGAGACCGGCACCGGCTCACGCGAGCAGCCGCTCGTCGTGATGATCACGACGGCGGACTCGGGAAAGCCGAACACGATCTACGCCCGCAAGCGGAAGTACGTCGAGCAGCTGACCCGCGGCGTGTTCAAGGACCCGTCGACCTACGGTGTGGTGTTCGCACTCGCGCAGACCGCGGACCCGCTGGAGCCGAGGAACTGGCCGAAGGCCAATCCGGGCTATCCGATCAGCCCGACGAAGGCCTACCTCCAGGCGGCCGCCCGGAAGGCCCGGAACTCGCCGGCCGAACTGGCCGCCTTCAAGCGACTCCACGTCGGGCAGAGGACGAAGCAGAACACCGCGTACATCGACCTCGCGGCCTGGGACCGAAACGCCGGAACGGTCATCGACGAGCGCGAGCTCGTGGACATGGCGTGCTTCGGCGGCCTCGACCTCGGCTCGGTGAGCGACCTCACCGCGCTGGCATGGGTCTTCCCGATCCCGGACGAGGACCGGTGCAAGGTGATTTTCCGGTTCTGGACACCGGAGGACAACCTCGACTACCTGGACGAGCGCACCTCGGGCGCCGCGTCGCAGTGGGTGAAAGACGGCTGGCTCACCACCACGCCGGGCAACGTCACCGACTACGAGTGGATCAAAGCCCAGGTCCTCAAGGACCGGGAGCGCTTCAACGTCTGGACCATCGGCTTCGACCGCTGGAACGCCACCCAGATCGTGAACGACCTCATGGAGGAAGGCCTCGATATGGTCAAGGTCGGCCAGGGGTACATGACCATGAACCCCGCCATGAAGGAGCTGCAGCGACTCACCCTCCTGGGGAAGCGCGGACGCCCGGTCATCCACCACGGCGGCAACCCCGTCATGCGGTGGATGGTCGACAACCTCGCCGTCGCCATGGACCCCGCCGGGAACGTCAAGCCCGACAAGGCCACCTCCGGAGACAAGATCGACGGCGTGTCCGCGCTGGCCAACGCGATCAGCGAACTCATCAACAACGAGCGCGTCACTTCCGCCGACGACGGCACCCTCCTGACCGCCTGACCCCGAAAGGACCCCGCCATGTGGATCAAGCCCGGCTCGCGCGTGTTCGTCACCCTCACCGACGGCACCACCCTGCAGGGCCGCACCCGCTTCCGCTGGGCGTGGTGGCTCGGCCTCAAGCTCGCCGAGGTGACCGTCTTTGAACGGACCGCCCCGACCGAAGCTGAGGGAACGTTCGTCATCCCGCAGCGCAGCATCGTTTACGCGCAGGTGGTGGTCTGATGGGCGTCATCAAGACGGCCTCCGGCGACACCGTCACCATCGGGTCGTTCGCCAGCGGGTACCCGCGGCAGACGACCAGCGGCGCCACCATCGCGGCCGTAGACCCCGGGGTGCCCCTGGCGAACTATTCGCCGGTGCCGACCGACCCGATGCACCTCTGGAAAACCCAACCATCACTCCGGAAGGTTGTAGGGTTCGCGGCCCGACAGATCGGGTCCGTGCCGTGGCAGGCGTTCCAGCGCATCGACGACAACGACCGCCGCCGCGTCAGCGACAGCACGGCCGAGACGGTGTTCGAACGGCCAAGCCGGTTCCGCACCGGGTACAACCTCTTCGAGACCCTGGCTATCGACGCCATGATCTACGACCTGTTCTGCGCGGTCCTCATCGACGGCGAGCTGGTCAGGATTCCGCCGAAGCGGATCGCGATCGCCTCGGACTGGCTCGGCAGGGCCACGAAGATCACGCTCCTCACCCCAGCAGACATGGACGACATCGACAT